ATCCCAATGGGAGGATGTTTTTGATTTATGTGTAATTGTAGACATGAACTTTGAAAAAAGCCCGGACGTTTTTCACAATTACTTAGATAGCCTAAATGACGCTATTTCTGCGGGTATTTTTATAGATAAAGATGTTTGGGTAATGGGTTTTCACCCTTACGATGAAGCAAACGATTTTATTGATGACCAGTCTTTTATGCAAATGGTTGACGAGGAGTACGCGCTAATTTTTGTGCAGCGGTTGTCCAAGCTGCAAGAATCCGCAGACAAACTAGCGGAAAAAGGTTATTATGACAATTATCTAGCAGAGTATGATGCAGAGGCTATATTTAATAAACGAGCCAAGTTATATAGGAGATTAAAACATGGCGATGAAACCTCGTAAGATGGTTAAAAAAACAGGCACCGTAAAGAAAATGCGCGGTGGTGGAATGGTTAAAAAGATGCGCGGCGGCGGAATGGTTAAAAAGATGCGCGGCGGCGGGATGGTAAAGAAGACATAAGATGGCCGTTTCCGGAACCAGAATTTTTGAGCTAGATGTCGCCGACTACATCGAGGAGGCGTTTGAGCGTTGTGGGTTAGAGGTTCGTACTGGATACGACCTCAAATCTGCGCGGCGTTCGCTTAACCTCATGCTTGCAGAGTGGGCAAACAGGGGGTTAAACCAGTGGACTATTACGCAGCGCAGCCAAGCGCTGGTTTCGGGCACAGGAAACTATACGCTTACTAACGATGTAATCGACATTTTGTCCGTAGTGGTACGCCGCAGCGGCACTGACTACACTTTGGAAAGAATTAGTCGCGCCGACTATCTAAACATTCCTACAAAAACAACGGAAGGCCGACCGTCTCAGTTTTTTCTAGATCGTCAGATAAGCCCGGAACTAAAATTGTGGCCGATACCGGACAACAGCACTGACGTTGTTTACTATGACGCACTGACCCGGATGGATGACGCCGCTAATACCGTCAACACAATGGAAGTACCGTTTAGGTTTTACCCTTGTTTAGCTGCGGGATTAGCGTATTACATTTCGATTAAACGCGCCCCTAACCGGGTTCAGTTGTTAAAGGCAGTATATGAGGAAGAGTTTGAGCGGGCAATGTCTGAAGATCGGGACAGAGCCTCCTTTAACGTAGTACCTCAGTATGAGTATTTTAGGGCAGGGTAATGGGCAAGTTTGCGGTAGGAAAAAACGCTTTTGCTATTTCAGACCGTTCCGGGCTACGTTATCGCTACCGGGATATGCGTAGGGAGTGGAATGGCCTTTTAGTAGGTCGCGACGAATATGAGCCCAAGCATAAGCAGCTAGAGCCGCGCCCCCGTACTGTAGACCCGCAGGCGTTAAAAGATGCTCGACCAGATAGAGTAGAACCGCAAACGGCTAGACTTTTGTCGTACAACCCATTTACTAGCGGGGTTGCGGGAACACAAACGATTACGGTGTATGAGCCATCACATGGTAGGTCTACAGCAGATATTGTGCGTTTTAGGGAGGTACAGGGTTTTGATGGGTTTAATAAGTCGGTTTTGGAAAATGCTTCGGGGTATTCTATCACCGTTGCCACCGCAGACAGATACACATTTACGGTCGCCACGGGAACAGCGGCAGCCGGTAACACACGAGGCGGCGGTCAAAATGCGACCGCTGGGCCGGTAACTTTGGTGAGTTAAATGAGCTTTACATATGCACAGCTAGAAACAGCAATACAGGATTTTACAGAAAACTCTGAGACATCCTTTGTAACAAACCTGCCGGTGTTTATTCGCGGTGCAGAAGACCGTATCTTTACGCTTGTTGATCTTGAGCTATTTCGCAAGAACGCTACTTCGCAGCTTACGGTTGGCGACCCCTATCTTAATGTTCCTGTAGATTATTTGGCTCCGTTTTCTTTGCAGATCACTACAGCAAACTACCAAGAGTTCCTAGAATTTAAAGACGTTAATTTTGTTCAGCGTTACTCAATTGATTACGGCAGCAACGCAACACCTCGATACTATTCTATTTTTGATGTAGATAACTTCATTGTTGGGCCGACCCCGAATTTAGCGTATGACGTAGAGCTACACTATTATTATCGTCCAGCCAGTATTACTGCCGGGCTGGCATCTGGAACAACGTGGCTTAGTGAGAATGCCCCGAATGCCCTTCTTTACGGTTCGCTCGTTGAAGCGTATACTTACATGAAAGGCGAGCAAGACATGTTGCAGTTGTATGAGCAGCGGTTCGCGCAAGAAGTACAACGCTTAAAGGATTTGGCTGAAGCTAGAGAGAATAGCGATGCCTACAGGAGAGGTCTACCTGATAGGCCACGCACATAAACAGGAGTAAAAGACGATGGCAACATCAAATGCAGCAACCACCTATCTAGAAAGGCGCGTTATTGACTACTTGTTCAAGAACGATTCCCTTTCTTTTGCTACGCCGGGAAACAGTATTTATGTCGGCCTAGCCACCGCAGTGACATCTGCGGAAAACGGTAGCGTCACTGAGGTTCAAGTAGACACGGACGACGCTAACTACATACGCCAGCAGGTACAAGCGGCAGATTGGAAACAATCTGTTACCACTATCGCTGTGAACTTTGCCCAAGGCGACACAGAGCTAATCTTGACAGATGCTGAAGCGTTTCCAGTAAGCGGTACAGTAACCATTGATGATGAGATTGTTACATATACCGCAAAGGACACAACAGCTACTGCGGATGTAAATGGTGCCGTTACATCTTCAACTAACGTGGCAGTTGACGGCAATGCTGGCACAATCACTGTTGGTATGGTTGTCACTGGCACAGGTATCAGTGGCACGGTTCGCGTAGCCACAGTCACTAGCCAGAACGCTATTGTACTAGACACAGCCGTTACCTTGGCTGATGACACCGCCCTTAACTTTGACGGCACGAACACACTGACGGGTTGTACACGCGGCGCATCAAGCACTACAGATTACGCGCACACCGCAGGCGATACCGTTGTTTGTGACACTCAGAGAGTTATCAACGATAACAACATCGAGTACGCGGCAGCGGCAGGCACGGCAGCATCTTACACAGTGACACATGCTTTTGTAGCTGACGCAAATATCGCAACAGCAAACGTGAACGGTGCAACATCAGCCTCAACAGCAGTAGCCCTAGACGGTAACGTGGGTACGATTTCAGTAGGCGACATCGTAACTGGTTCAGGTATTACTGGTGCCACAAGCGGCGTGGTTCGTGTATCGGCTGTAGCTTCTCAGGCAAGCATTACACTAGACACAGCGGTAACACTGGCTGATAACGCGGTGCTTACCTTTGACGGCTCAAACATCTTGTTTGTGGGTGCGCTGGACGCAAGTAAGACACTTGCGATTGGTGACATCTTCCGTATTAACGCAGGGAACTTGTCAGTCGAGTTGAAGTAATGGCCTTTGTAATCAAGGATCGCGTCAAGGAAACGACAACCACGACAGGCACTGGCACGTTAACTCTTGCCGGTGCCTTAAATGGATTTGATGCGTTTTCCGAAATCGGTGATGGCAACAATACTTACTATGCCTGCACCGATGGCACGGACTTTGAGGTTGGCATTGGTACATACACTTTGTCCGGCACAACCCTGTCGCGTGACACTGTTCTGGAAAGCAGCAGCACAAAGATCACCGCAGATGTAGACGGTGCGGTTAGTGCTTCGGCCTCTGTTACGGTGGACAATGTGCAGGGTGGTACATTAACTGTTGGTCAGCGTGTGCGTGGCACGGGTATCAGCGGTATTGTGACGATTGCTGGTGTAGCAAGTCAGACAAGCATTACTTTAAGCACGGCAGTAACGCTGGCTGACGACACGGCGCTGACTATTGGTGATGAGAAGATTAACTGGACAGCAGGCACTCGTACAATTTTTTGTACGATGCCATCAGAAAAGATGATATTTAACGATGCAACCGGCACCCCTGTGAACTTCACGGATAACTCGCTGGCGTTTGCGATAGCATTGGGGTAAGAAATGGCAAATACATTTAAAACAGTAACAGACACGGCGGTTGGGACAAGCGCAGCCACCATATACACTTGCCCCGCTAGCACAGAAACAACAGTTATCGGCATGAACGTGGCAAACATCCTGTCTACAGGGATTACCGTAGATATCCAGTTTGTAAACAATGACGGCGATAATGTTTACATCGTCAAGGACGCACCAGTTCCGGTTGGGGGCGCTCTTGTTGCCGTAGGTGGAGATCAAAAGATTGTTGTAAACGAGGCCGACTCGATTACTGTGACAGCTTCACAGGCATCAGCCGCTGACGTTACCCTGTCTGTACTGGAGATCACCTGATGGCTCTAAGTAAGGTCGGAAAAAATCAAGTAGACGAAGCTACCAACTTTACGGTTCAAGACGGCACGATTAAGCTGGATGGTAACTATCCTGTTGGCACAGGCAACGTGGCTTTGGGTGATGCTGCGCTGGATGATGGCAGCTTGTCTGGAAACTATAATACGGCAATCGGTAATGTTGCTATGACTGCAAACACTTCCGGTGAGCAAAGCGTTGGCGTTGGTCACAATTCTTTAGGCGGTAACACTACTGGCAATTACAATGTGGCGGCAGGGTTTGCTGCGCTTTACACAAACAACGGTAGTAACAATGTAGCTATTGGTC